GGAGCACCTTCTGTACAATCTGAGACCTATGCACGTGAGATGACTGGTGGTATTTTAGGACGAACATCTAGAGAAGACCAGCGTGAAGCTAAGATTCAAGATACAGCAACACATGGGAGTTTCAACCCATTTACTGCTGCCAACAATGAAACTATTCAAGACTATGTAGATTACATTAACAAAGGTAGAGCTGAAGGAACTCAGCAAGGTAAGAATGCTATGTTAAATGTAATGAGTGATATAGGTTACACAGGAACTGCTATAGATGCTACAGTCCAAGGGGATGTAGATGATGCTCCCGGTGGTAGTGGTATAGGTAAATTACTTACGGATCAAGCAGCAGCTGCTGAATTGAAGAAGCAAGGTGTTACTTTACCAACTGATTATAACCAAGTTACCAGTCAAGACCCGGAAGATATCGCTGCTTTTGCTGGGAATATTTTTGAAGGAATCAGAGAAACCACTTGGCCTGCTTTGACAAAAGAGAATCCAAAAGATGCAGACGATTTAAATCCATTTGTTACTTGGCCTAATACTGGTTTCACTACCGAAGGAGGTCATCCAGTAACACATGATCCTATACTAGATCCTGATGGTAATCCTATTGATCCTACCACACAACCCGCTGAGGATGACCCGTCTGTTACAAATGTAACTCCGGGGACTATGACAGTTGAAGATGCTAAAGACCTTATGTCTGAAGATGCCTTTATTAAATGGAAAAAACATACAGGCAGATGGAATACTGCTCCTCAAACAGGGTTAGGTTCAGATAGTTATAATCCTCCATCTCAAAATATAACACCTTCTGACTCCTATTCACGACCAGATAAATTTACAGCTAACGAAGTAGGTGTAGATTATATGAAGATAGCTGGATCAGATGTACAAGATACTAGTTCTTATGGTACAAGTAGAGGTAACCTTACTACTGCTATAGATAGTATTGATAGTACACCTAAACAAGTTACTACTCAAACTGGAAGTAGATTTACAGGAGGCAGTGCTAAAGGTGTTAGAACTAAACGATCCAAACAATCTAGATCAGGTAAAGCTTTAGGTACAAAACAATTTAATAGATTACAAATTCAATCCCTTAATGTATAATGTCAGCTAAAACTAGATACGACAGTTTAGCATCAGAACGTTCCCAGTTTTTAAACATAGCGGAAGAAGCGTCAAAATTAACCATACCATATTTAATTCGTGGAGAAGAGGAGTACAATTACGGTGCTAAAAATCTTACTACACCATGGCAATCAGTCGGTGCTAAAGGTGTAGTAACATTAGCAGCTAAATTACAACTCGCACTTGTTCCAGTTAATACAAGCTTCTTTAAGCTTCAAGTTAACGATTCAATGCTAGGTCAAATAGATCCTAGTGTTAAAACTGATTTAGATATATCCTTTGCTAAGGTAGAGAAGACCATTATGGAAGCTATCTCAGCATCAGATGATCGTGTTGTCATACACCAAGCTCTTAAGCATTTGGTTATAGCAGGTAATGCGTTAGTCTTCATGGGTAGAGATGGTTTAAAATTATTTCCTCTGCATCGTTATGTAATAGAAAGAGATGGGAATGGCAATGTTATTGAAATTGTCACCAAAGAAAAAATTAGCAAAAAATTATTACCAGAATTTGCAGATGAATTATCTCAACAACCTAATGAGGTAGGAAAAGATAATGATGATGTAGATGTTTATACACATGTCAGACGTGATAACAATAGATTTCTCTGGCATCAAGAAGTTAATGATAAAATTATACCTAAGTCAGTAAGTAAAGCACCAGTTGAAGCAACGCCATGGTTACCTCTACGTTTTAACACAGTAGATGGTGAGCCTTATGGACGTGGTAGAGTAGAAGAATTCATGGGTGATCTTAAGTCACTTGAAGCTCTGTCACAAGCAATCACTGAAGGAAGTGCAGCAGCTGCTAAGGTAGTGTTTGTTGTCTCCCCTTCCAGTACAACTAAGCCAGCAACTCTTGCAGCTGCAGGCAATGGTGCTATCGTACAGGGTAGACCTGATGACATAGGTGTAGTACAGGTAGGTAAACAGGCTGACTTTGCCACGGCATATCAGATGATACAAACCTTAGAGAAAAGGTTGTCTGAAGCATTCCTCATACTATCAGTACGTCAATCAGAACGTACTACAGCAGAAGAAGTTCGGATGACACAGATGGAACTAGAGCAACAGTTAGGTGGGCTATTCAGTGTACTTACTGTTGAATTCTTAGTACCATACTTAAATAGAAAACTAAGTGTGTTCCAAAAAACAGGGGAGATCCCTAAGATACCCAAGGGTATAGTACAGCCTACAATTGTGGCTGGTATTAATGCACTAGGCAGAGGACAAGATCGTGAGAGTCTTGGTCAATTCCTTACAACCATCTCACAAACAATGGGACCAGAGGCTACTCAGCAATACATAAACCCTGAGGAAGTTATTAAACGTCTAGCTGCTGCACAAGGTATAGATATACTCAACCTTGTAAGAAGTATGCAAGAAGTACAAGGTCAACAACAAGCTGCTGTACAACAAGAACAACAAGTTGAATTACAGAAAGCTCAAATGGGGTCACCAATGATGGACCCAAGTAAAAACCCAGCACTAGGAGGACAACCAGTTGGAGAAGGTCAAGCCGAGCCGCCCACGGAAGGCTAAACGTAAAGTTGTTAAGCCACCCGAAGAGGCAAAGACAGAAAATAAATACGCACCAAAAATGAAAGTTGGTAAGCCAACTATTAAAGCACCCGGTACTAATGAAGTAACCACAGTTGGATTAGGAAACCTTACAGTAATCACCCAGAATGGCAACACTAACGTATGATGCTAATGAGCAGGCAGAAGGAGAGTTAACTGCTGAAGAACAAGACTCACTGAAAGTAGGTGAAGCTCTTTCAGAACAAGAAGGTAAGAAACTAGCAGGGAAATTTGAAGATGCGGAAGCTCTTGAAAAGGCTTACATTGAACTTCAATCAAAACTTGGAGAACCTAAGGAAGAGAAAGCTGAAGTTAAAGAAGAAAAGACGGAAGCTAAAGAAGAAGTTAAAGAAGAGCCTAAAGAAGAAGAACCAGATTATGAGTTCTTAGATAAGTTATGGGAAGAGTCAAAGAATGAAAAGTATTCTGATGACCTACTAGATAAATTGAATGATATGAAACCAGCTGACGTAGCTCAGTTGTATTTAAACTATCGTTCAGGTGTTGACTCAGAACCACAAGAACTAACACAAGAACAGGCAACAGATCTACAGAAGTCTGTTGGTGGTGAGAAACAATACAACACCATGCTTCAATGGGCATCAAAGAATTTTGATGACGCAGAAATTTCACGCTACGATAAAGTTATGGAGTCTGGAGACCCAGACGCTGCTTACTTTGCTGTACAATCACTTGCTGCTAAATACAATGATGGAGTAGGAGTAGAAGGTAAGATGCTTACAGGTAAACCAGCTAAGAATGCGGGAGATAACTTCCGTAGTCAAGCTGAAGTAGTCAGGGCAATGAGTGATCCTCGTTATGAAGCTGACCCTGCGTATCGTCAAGATATCTACGATAAACTAGAACGATCTAACTTACAATTTTAACCATGCCAACAGTCAATGGTAAAAAAATATCCCTACACTAAAGCAGGGAAAGCAGCAGCTAAAAAAGCTGTTAAGAAATCACCCGCAATGAAAATAAAATCTAAAGGATACTAATTATGGGAATGGCATACAACCCAGACCAAAGAGCTGATGATTTCCAAGTCAAGTATGTAGTTAATGCTACAGGAGATCGTTGGTTTATACCTTACAATGAGAACGCATCTAAATCAGATCAAGTATCTCAATGTAATACAATAGCTGGTCATACTGCTGACAGTAGCGATGTCGCTAGTGAGCAAGTAGCATCTTAGAGATAGTCGTGGCGACCTGAACCTTCATCATCGCCATTAATCTACCTCTTAATGTAATGACAACAATCACCGAATACGGTAAGCAAAACATCTTTGCAAAAGAAACACCCCCAAGATTAATGA